TGGCATCCGGTGAAACTGTTAACTTGGCCACAATATCTAGTGATGCTAGATACGGTGTCTTATCAAAGTCAGGGGCTGATGCTAAAAAAATGTTTACAGACAAGATTGTTCCAATCTCAGTCAATTACCCTTTCTTTTTCAAACCTATCCAAGATGGTATGGATAGACCAAAAACAGAACTTGCATATAGAGTTCCTGCTTCAAGATTCACTAGAAAAAAACTTGATAGTAATGAACAAATGGAAGAGATCGTTGGACTGGATACAACTATTGACTGGAAAAATACAGGAGACAACTCCTATGATGGAGAGAAGCTTGCATTACTTGTACACGATGAAGCAGGTAAGTGGGAAAAGCCAGAGAACATACTAAACAATTGGCGAGTTACAAAAACAACATTAAGATTAGGTAGTAGGATTATAGGGAAGTGTATGATGGGATCAACATCAAACGCTTTAGATAAAGGAGGGAGAAACTACAAAAAATTATACGATGACTCAAATGTTAGTAAAAGAAACCGCAATGGACAGACTCGCTCAGGATTATATAGCTTGTTTATACCTATGGAGTGGAATTACGAAGGATACATCGATTCTTATGGATACCCTGTCTTTGACACTCCGAAATCCACAACTAAAGGCATTGATGGTCAAGAGATTGAAATTGGTGTCATTGAACACTGGGAGAATGAGGTAGATGGCCTTAAGGAAGACGCAGATGGACTTAATGAACTATATAGACAATTTCCACGTACAGAGAAACATGCCTTCAGAGATGAGACTAAACAGTCTTTATTTAATCTAACTAAAATCTATGAACAAATAGATTATAACGAAGATTTAAAGCACTCAGGAGTAATAACTCAAGGAAATTTCCAGTGGGAAGATGGAATTAAAGATACTAAAGTATTATTTGTACCAACTAAACAAGGTAGGTTTTATGTTTCATGGGTTCCAAATATACAACATCAAAATAGAATTTTAATAAAGAATAATCAAAAACACCCTGGTAATGATCATATGGGGGCTTTTGGATGTGACAGTTATGATATCTCAGGAACTGTAGATGGAAGAGGATCTAAAGGATCGTTACACGGTTTGACTAAATTTAGCATGGAAGATGCTCCTGCAAATTTAATATTTTTAGAATACATATCAAGACCTCCAACAGCAGAAATCTTCTTCGAAGATGTATTAATGGCTTGTGTATTTTATGGGATGCCAATATTAGCGGAGAATAATAAACCAAGATTATTATATCATTTTAAAAGAAGAGGTTATAGAGCTTACTCTATGAATAGACCTGATAAGACGATGCACAAATTATCTGTAACTGAAAAAGAAATAGGTGGAATACCTAACTCAAGTGAAGATATAAAACAAGCCCATGCAGCTGCTATTGAAGCTTATATTGAAAACTTTATAGGTTTTAACAATGAACAGTATGGAACTATGTATTTTCAAAGGACGCTAGAAGATTGGGCTTCCTTTAACATAAACGATAGAACGAAGCATGATGCCTCAATTAGTTCGGGACTAGCTATCATGGCGTGTAATAAAAATAAATATAGACCCGTTGCTGAAGTTGTTAAAGAACCTGTGAATTTAAACTTTTCTAAATATGACAATAGAGGTAATGAATCAAAAATACTTAATAAATGAAATTAAACACTGGTATTAATAGTGCGTTTCCAAGTCAGATGGTATCTGAAGGGGAAAAGAAAACATTAGAATATGGTTTGTTAGTTGGGCAAGCTATTGAGTACGAATGGTTTAGAGGAGGAAGAGTAAACGGAAGTAGATGGAATACAGGTTATCAGCAGTTTCATAATTTAAGATTATATGCTAGAGGAGAACAAAGTGTTCAAAAATATAAAGATGAATTGTCTATTAATGGTGATTTGTCTTATTTAAATTTAGATTGGCAACCAGTACCTATTATACCTAAGTTTGTAGATATAGTGGTAAATGGTATAGCTTCTAAAGAATATGATATAAAAGCATATGCACAAGACCCATTTTCTTTAAAGCAAAGAACTACATATATGTCAGATTTGACTAAGGATATGTATGCAGCTTCTTTAATTGAATTCACTAAAGAAAACTCTGGACTTGACTTTAAGCAATCACAAGTACCTCAGGCTGATGTACCATCTTCTAAAGAAGAACTAGAACTTCACATGCAATTAACCTATAAACAAGGTATAGAGATTGCTGAAGAAGAGGTTATTGACAATGTATTAGCTTTTAATAAGTATAACTTAATAAATAAAAGAGTTACTCAAGATGTTGTTACAATTGGTATTGGAGCATTAAAAACTAAATTTACTAAGTCTGAAGGAGTAGTTGTTGAATATGTAGATCCAGCTAATCTAATATATTCCTATACTAATGACCCTAATTTTGAAGATATTTATTATGTAGGTGAAATAAAGTCTATGACTTTAGCTGAGATTAAAAAAACATGGCCATATCTTACCGACGAGGAATTAGAGACAATGGTTAGATATCCAGGTCGTGATGGTTATATAGCTAACCCTAATTATGATAATGATTTAGTTCAAGTATTATTTTTTGAATATAAAACATTTATTGATCAAGTATTTAAAATAAAAATGACTGAATCTGGTTTAGAAAAAACTCTACAAAAACCAGATACATTTAATCCACCACCTAGTGACAATTTTAATAGAGCTTCAAGAAGTATAGAGGTTTTATTCAGTGGAGCTAAAGTAATGGGTGTTCCACAGATGTTAGAATGGAAACTAGCTGAAAATATGACTAGGCCAACAAGTGATTTAACTAAGGTTAAAATGAATTATGTTATTTGTGCACCTAATTTCTATCAAGGACGTATAGAATCATTAGTAGGTAGAATAACTGGTTTTGCAGATATGATTCAATTAACATCGTTAAAACTACAACAAGTTATTCAAAGGATGGTGCCAGATGGTGTATTCGTTGATGTTGATGGTTTATCTGAGGTTGATTTAGGTAATGGAACCAATTATAACCCGCAAGAAGCTTTAAATATGTACTTCCAAACTGGTAGTATAGTTGGTAGATCACTTACTCAAGATGGTGATCCTAATAGAGGTAAGGTACCTATTCAAGAGTTACAAACATCTAGTGCTAACGGTAAAATACAATCTCTTGTTGCTACTTATCAGTATTATTTACAAATGATAAGAGATGTGACAGGGCTTAATGAAGCTAGAGATGGTTCTATGCCTGATAAAGATGCTTTAGTTGGTTTACAAAAAATGGCGGCTAATGCTTCTAATACAGCTACAAAACATATATTAAATGCCACCTTATATATAGCTTTAAGAGCATGCGAGAATATTTCTTTAAGAGTTGCTGATATGCTTGATTTTTCATTAACAAATAATGCTTTAATGAATTCTATAGGAAGGTTCAATACTGGAACATTAGAAGATATTAAAAAGCTACATTTATATGATTTTGGTATATATTTAGAACTTGAACCTGAAGAAGAAGAAAAAGCAATGTTAGAGCAAAATATTCAAATAGCTCTACAAACTCAAGGTATTGATTTAGAAGATGCTATTGACGTAAGACAAATTAAAAATCTTAAGTTAGCTAATCAAATGCTAAAAGTTAAGAGAGCTAAAAAACAAAAAGAAGAACAACAGAGACAAAAAGAGATGATTGATGCTCAAGCTCAAGCTAATGCAAAAGCTGCTGAACAAGCCGCAATGAATGAGGTTGAAAAACAACAAGCTATAACTCAAGAAAAAGTAAGTATTGAACAGGCTAAATCTCAGTTTGAAATACAAAGAATGGAACAAGAAGCCTTAATAAAAAAACAATTAATGGCTGAAGAGTTTAATTATAATTTACAACTTGCACAAATGCAGATGCAAGCTACTAAATCTAAAGAAGGAGAGATTGAAGATCGTAAAGATAAACGAACTCAAATTCAAGCGACACAACAATCCGAAATGATTAGTCAAAGGCAAAATGCTACTACTCCAACAAATTTTGAATCCGCTGGTAATGATAATTTAGGTGGATTTGGTTTAGAGCAGTTTGAGCCTCAATAAACTATTTATTAATTTTATATTATTATATTATGTCAACAGAAGTAAAACAAGAAGGGTCTTTTAAGATTAAATCTAAAAAGCCAAAACAACTAACAAACAGCGATAAACCTATTAAAATAGATTTATCAAAACCTAAAACAGAAACGGATGCCATTCAAGTCGGAGAAACAAAGAAAGTGGTTGTGGGCGAACAAACCGGAGATAGCCCTAAAGTGGACGAACGAGTTCCAGAGCCCAGCCCGGTTTCTGAAATTCAAGAAGAAGAAGTAAAACCTATTGAAGAAGTTGTTGAAGAAGAAATACAACAAATAGGTGAAAAACTTGATGAAAAACTTATTACTCCTACCCCGGAAGAGGTAAG